TCTGTCAGATTTGCATGAAGAATATTTGGACGAGAAGTATTTCCCATTAGTAATGCAAATACCGCGCTTTCCGCGGTATAAAAATAAAAGATCTGTTGATCCTCAAGTCAAGTTATATCTTGATGAAAATCATATCGAAGAATCGCCTGCTTGGGGCTTACCAGTTCCAAATGAAGCAGCAGCTTACAAATCGTTGAGCAAGTATGCCAAAGACATCAAGCCGATGTCCGAAGGTCAAGTAAGAGATATGAATAGAGCCTGGCAATGGACTGAAAGACATTTTGGTGTTTACATGCAAAATTCGGTCGTTCGCTCAGTAGATGAAGTAGTGTCCACATTGGATATGTCAACTTCATCAGGTGCACCATTTAACATTAGGTTCCCGACTAAAAAGGAATTATTTTTGGAGGTGCCAGAAATGTCTTCTTGGTTAGAAGAAGATTGGGAAAGGTTGGCTAAAGACCCCGAGTACACATTTCTGTTTACCAGCTCTTTAAAAGAGGAAGTTAGACCACAAGAAAAGATCGCTGAAAACAAAATCAGAACCTTTCTTGCTGGCGCAGTCGATGGTACAGTACATGGAAATCGATTGTTTGCAGATATGAATGAGAAAATGAATGCCTCTCATCTAAAAAGTTCCTCAGGTGTTGGAATGTCCCCTTACAAAGGTAACTGGGATCGACTATACAGGAAACTTAATATTTTTAGAAAAGGTTACGCTTTAGACGAATCGGAATATGATTCATCTCTCAGAGCCTACTTAATGTGGGGTTGTGCGCTCCTTCGTTGGAAGATGTTGCGCCCTGAAGATCAAACTCAGGAAAACATGCAGAGACTAAAGACTTATTATAGAAACTTAGTAAATTCACTAGTTGTTACAGCCGAAGGGGTTTTAGTATTTAAATTAACAGGGAATCCGTCAGGATCCGTTAATACTATTAATGATAACACACTTATATTATACACACTCCTCGCTTATGCCTGGATTAGATTGTGCGGTGAAAATCCGAATTACAGTGAATTTGAAAACAATACCTCCAAAGTTTTAGTTGGAGATGATAATACCTGGACTGTATCTGATTGGGCACATGATTTCTTTAATGGAAGAAACGTGATTAATGAGTGGACTCAAATAGGAGTAACCACCACCACAGATTCTCTCGACCCGAGACCAGCGTGTGAACTTGATTTCTTGTCAGCTCACACTATTTTCTATATGGATCAAGCCGTTCCAGTTTATGACCGTACAAAGCTAATGACATCATTGTTATATGCTCCTACAGTACATCATACTCCTGCAGTTACTTTGACACGTACTGCTGCGCTCCTAACTGTTGGTTGGACAGACACTCAGTTTAGGAAATTTGCTAGAGAACTAATTGAATGGTTACTCTATAAATACGATAATGTATGCGCGGAAGACGCAGAATGGATACAAGCTAAATCAGGCATTTTATCGGATGCACGCTTGTCACAACTCTTCTTAGGAAGAACAGTTATGTATGCCCAAAGCATACAATATTCAGAAGTACAAGAAAGATCAAAACCGCTGAATAAAACAAGTATGGCACAAATGCTACTTGTTAAGAAAAGCCAACCTAAACGTGGGGGAGGCGCGAAAGCTACACGTAAATCTAGAGCTCAAAGAGCTCGAGCACAACAAGTCAAAGTTGTGCTACCAAAGACTCAAGTCTTTGGAAACCGTCCTCGGCGCAGGAATGGTAACCGACAAGGTCGGCGAAATGGGGGAGGACGCGATTACACTGGACAAGGTGGATCGAGAGGAAAGAGAGGAGGACTCTCTAGAACCCACATCTTAGAAGAA